CCGGATACGCTGAGAAGACATTATCACTGGTATCACCACGCATGCATTTTTCGAACAACAGCCATTCTGGATTAGGGGCTGGCTTGGGCTCTTGTGTTTTCTTGTCAATGATGGGCTTGCCTTTGTCATCAAAAATTCCTTCGTGCGTGATAACATGTTCCATAACACCATTGTACTGTGTGACATTGGGTGCGATCAATTGAACAAAGTCTGTGTCTGTGCTGATGATCACATGTTTGTCATTTGGATGTGTCTGTATCCAACCTGCAATTAAATCATCTGCTTCTAACTGCGGATTTTGTAGCACAGTACAGTTGGTCTTTTCTGCGATGAAGTCTTTGAACGTATCAAATGCTTCCCAGAAGATTTTTTCTTCATCTTGTTCTTTTTCTGTATGTGCGGCACGAGCATCTGAACGATTACGTTTGTAAGGAGCATAGTAGTCTTTGCGCCACGATCTACCTTCTAAACAGAAAATAACATGGCTACCATCGAACTGCTGCCATGCTTTGCGAATACTGTTTAATGTGATGTGGAATGCCATGCCTAGTTTGATATCAGCGTCACCGTTGATAACGTGACGAGCACGAAAGAATGTGTTTGCTGTATCAACTAAGATATAATTCATAGATTGTCTTTCTTCACTGTTTTAATATCAATTAAGCCTGTGTTTACAGGACCGCCAAAATCACCATCAACTACTACATTGGCACACAGCTCACGGAACCAACGATCTATAATTTCTTCGTCCTTGTCTCCGTTCTCACCGTATCCCTCTTGCTTTAATTTTAACACAAAAAGGTCGTTCCAGTCAAGCTCAAAAAAGCCATTACGCACATTATCTTTGTTGACATGCGTTTCGAGTACACCTACCCAGGGTTCTTTTTTACGTGTTGCACGTTCTTTTGGTGATAGTTTGGCCTGTGCCTCTGCTTCTGTGGCACGTTCAGCAGCTTCTGTAGCTACTTTGGCTACTTCAGCAGCTTGGACTGCGATGACTGCAGATCGTTCTGCTTCTGCTCTGATCTTGTCAATGCCAAATAACTTTTCAATCCATTTATTCATTATGTTCCCCATTCATTTTTAAACAGCGGTACTTGTAGTCTGTCACTGTAGCGTAGTCCCATCTTCATTGCAAACTCTGCCACCCGGCGATTATTTAGTGTGTATACACTTTCAACTCCGCCCACAGGCATGAGATAACAATGTCCAGTGAATCCTTCTGCTCGATATATGTCCAAAGTTTCTAAGGCTTCTTCAGCATCTTCTTCTGTGGCTATTACAAATTTAAGATAGGTAGTGCCGACTTCTTGATACTCACAAACAACCTCTGGCTTTATTGCTTCGTGTCTAGCTTCACCTGAACAACTGAGTTTAGCACTAACACTGAACGTAATTTCTCTCTCATCACTGCCAAATGCCCAGTCTGTCAAATATTCTTTAAATTTAGAATCAAGTTTTTGAGTGCCGTTGGTTTCAAAAGTAATTTCTTTAAGACCTGTCATACTCAGATGATTCAACAGATCCGGATAAGCACGTTGCCACCCCAGCAAAGGCTCGCCGCCCGTGATGACCAAGTGTTCGTCTTCCCAACGCTTGTAAGGTAATATTTCCATGATGCGTTCTGCAATCGCATCAGTTGTTAGCATGGGCGAAAGATCTTTGAATCTAGGATCCCACGATGCATAGCTGTCACAGCCTGTACTCACTAACGGAAGTTCGTTATAGGTTTTGAACTCTGTGATACGTTGTGCTATGGCTTCTACCTCTGTGCTGGATTCACCACGCAACATACCAAAGCCTGCACATTTAAAGTTACAACCAAATGTGCGCAAGAATACAGAAGGAACACCCATGTAGCGTCCTTCACCTTGTATGCTGTAGAACAGCTCTGCTATTTTAATTTTGCTCATTGTTTATTATACCTTTATGTATGAAATTTGTCAAGTCTTCTTTGACAAGACTCCAAGAACCGTCGTGGTTATCAATCCAATTTAAACAATCGCCTTCTTTCCATCCAGCCTCATCTAATAAATCCTGCGGCAACGACAGTATGCCATCATCCTCGATAGTTAGGGTCCACGAATTCATGTTATATATCCTGTGGTGTCAGAATTTCTTTTACGTTCTTCATCTAGTTTTTCTTTGATTAGTTTTCTGCACTCTATCTTAACTTGAGGAGGAACATCTGGATGAAAGTCTACGTCTCGGCAATTGTAATATCTACCAGACGGAAATTCCCAATTGCCGATAACAATCAAAAATACAGCGATAAACGTTACGATGACTATCAAGATATTTTTCACACGTAATCGCTGACTAATAGTTGACACACAAGTCCTTCACGTTCATCCTTAAACAGAAAGTTCATGTAGTTGTCTGTTATCTCCGTAGTGTACTTGTCACCAGGCAACCCAAATCGTTCTACGATGGATATGGTGATTTCATCCCAAACGGGAATGCTACTAGCCCTAGGACTCCACGGCACATGCACAGTTACCATTTTCTGTAGTTACCTTGTTCTGGTATCACATGGCGAACTCCGCCTGTGGGGTCTTCCATGTCACCTTTGCGTCTAGGAATCAAATGAACATGTGGATAAGGCACAGTCTGACCAGCTGCTTCTCCCCAATTCATACCAATATTGAATCCGTCCCACTCACCACTGGCAACTTTTTCCTGTCCTATTCTAAGAGCATCAGCAAAACAATCTTCGATAACTCCTACAGCTGAATATTTAGGCACAAACAACAAATGTCCTTCTGTTACAGGATACTTGTCTTTAAAAACAGCAACATGAAAGTCGTCCTGTACAACATCATCCCATGGTGCATCACCTGCGTCACGTGCATCATCTAATGAATAGTGCAAGTTCATCGTTTATACTCCTGCTTTTCCTTAGGGAGATCATCTTCTCGAATAACAAACTCACGGCCGCCTAGACTTCCAACAAATGCTCGAGTGCGTTCTGTATAAGCCAATCGAAGTTTAATAGTTTGAAATGCCACTTCTAAAAATGCTTTGGGCTTGTAACCTAGTACGTGCATGTCAAAATCTTTGCCTGCATCAGTGCAGCGAACTTTGATTTTAGAATCAATCATTTAGTCCACCAATCTTCCCAAGGAAAATCAATCCATACATTATTTTCGGCTTTGTTGACTTCCATGCCAACAAAATCCATCTTAACATCACACTTGCTGGCTAGATTATCTACCAACACAGCAAATTTAACGTTGTTGTTCCATACTTCTTCCCAGGCCGGATCTTCTGGAAAGCATCCACTAGGCCAATCTTTCATGATCCAATTGAGTGTTGTACCTTGATCATTGATATCATCTACAATTAGAATGTTTTTAAAAGTGGTATCACTATCAGCTGCACGATCTTTGGATAGCGGACCTAGTGCATCTTCGGCCATCCATAGATTACTCTCCGGTCCAATCTCGCTATCTCGTAGACTTACATTGAGAGTATGTAATGGAATATTAAAATATTGGCTGATCATAACAGCAGGAATCAATCCGCCTCGGGTAATACCTACGATATAATCGGGTCTCCACGTTCCTGTAGCAAGTTCTCTACAGATTTTGCCAACTAACCCGTTTACTTCATGCTGGTTGATTTTGAGTTTGTTCATTTCTATCCTTGAGATATTGTTCGTGTTGCGTCCATTTGTTGTTGACTAAAAATCCCCATTCACGTTTGTGCGGGCCTGGCATGAATAGAGTCCAAGCAGTTACCCCTTCTTTTAATTCAATTCGATGATAGCTGTTAGAACTGCATATGCGGAAATGGCCGGGACCTCGCCATTTGCGTATTTCACAACTCATCGTACCGTCTGTGTTAAACTGAGGAACCCATTCGTAGTAACCGCCACGCAGAATCAGTGTAGCGTATGGCCACGGATGATCGTGTACATCGTCTGGATCACCTTTTAAGAATTTATGTAAAAATACGTTGAATGGAAAACGTTCACGCTCTTTCAAAAACAAATAGTAGCGTTCAAGATAGGGTTCGTTATTCACCCGATCAAAAATGATACGTTTGCGACCTAATCTTTCAAGCAGTTTTAGAAACATTTCAAACTTCTTCCTTGAGATATCTTATCAGTTCTTTGTCCGTGGGCTCTACACTATAATTGTTCTTGTAAAAAATTTCATAGCTGTCGCTGCCGTACTTTCCAATGCCATATAACATTGTAGCATCATTTCCGTCCCATGTCAAGTAGTCTTGACTCATTCTAATCAATCGATTATAACGGACATTCATCATCCCCAAGGGTTGGATAATGCCTTTGACAAATTCTTGGTCTGCGTGTAACAACGACAGTGCTGTGGGGAACCAATATAGAAATTCTGGCAGTGTGGTCTTTACTGCCTTGCGTCCAGTTTGGTTCAACATGATTACACCAACAAAATGCTGCCAAGCATCATCTACCTGTTGCTGTACCATTAGGTCATCACGCAGGGGTTTGATCATTCCATACCTTCACCGAACCAATCGTCAACTTGGCGCTCTGCTTCTTGTCGTGTCATTGCATGTACAAAGATACGAGCAGGTTCACCCACAGTGTGTTGTATATCATACTTTACCACACCTGCAGGTATATCGTTCCAATCACGCTCTACAACGAATTCTTGTAGATTTTTTGCACGAAAAATTAATTGATCGGATAAGTCTTTTGCAGTATTCATTCTTGTCCTCGAATTACGTTCTTGTTCGCCGCTTCATCATCACTGCGCAGTTGATCTTCCATCCATAACATTTTTTGATGTTGATACATTTCTTCTGAAAGGCCGTGCCACCCACAACACTTGCCAGTTGGACTACGGCCGCAGCCACAGTTGCCAAATTCTTCTGCATTTTCTTTAACTCTTATCTGCATGGTCTATGTCCTTATCGTGGTGAAAATTCTTGTTGCATTTTGATATTGTCAAAGAATTCCTTCTTTGTACCTGAATCATCTTTGAATGCACCTTTAAGCACTGTAGTTTGTGTTAGACTAGAGTGTGCCATGATACCGCGATTCTCACAGCAGCCATGTGTGGCCTGTATGTACACGCCAATGTTT